GCAGGTACTTTCCAACTAAGGGCGGTTAGAGGCTAATGGCAGGACAACTAGATACAGCACTAAAGAACATTGCAAAACAGGTTGTTTCACTACTTGGAGATTCTTTAGATACAACTATTGTTTACACAAGAAAAGGTGTATCAAGTTACGACAACACTACTGGACAATACATAACAGTAGATACGAACTACACGATAAAAGTTCCTATTGAGTTTGTTAGATCAACTGAAGAGACAGGTTTTCAAGAAAACGTTGCAAGGCTATACATAACACCTGACTTAATAGGAGATAATCAGCCTTTATTACAAGATGAAATTACTTTGACATTTTCTGGATCTAGCAGAGGTTGTAAGATAACAAATATTCTTACTCAAAAAGGTGGTCAAGAATATTTATTCAGAGTTGATGTTATTTTCTAATGACTTTAGTAAACGCACGAGCAGCATTTGAAACCGCAATATTAGATGCGGTAACAGACGCAGATCCTACTGTGTTGGTAATTTTTGACAATATGCCATTAAGCACTCCAGGTAAGAACAAAAAGTATGTGATGGTAAGTTTGGACTTTGGACAATCTACTACTCAAACACAGGGAGCAGCAACAAGTTACTATTCTGGATCTATAAGATGTGGAATTATGACACCACCGCATAAAGGAAGTGCGGAGGCATCTGCTATAGCTGAAACAGTTATTACAGGTCTTACTTCTGTAAATGCTTCAACTTACACAGATACATTTTCTGTAAGTCCAAGAGTATTACAAATTGAAGGACCAACTTCTGTAAATGTTGAAGCAGATAGTCATTACTTATCTGTTGTAAGCTGCGACTTTACTGCTAATGCCTAAAGATTTTAAAAAGCATTTTACTAAAGATTTAGGAAAAGCAATTACTAAGGGAAGAAAAGAGGTTGCAAGAACAGTAACTCTTTCTTTAATTGAAAAAGGTCCGTGGTGGACAGGGACATTCGGAGAAAACTGGATAGTATCAAAAAACCCCGTTCAACCTAATAGAAACAGAAAGAGGACAGGTTTTCCATTTCCCGAAATGGATAAGAACCGAGAAATAAAAACCCCAAGAGTTCCTAATGTAACACTTAGTCAAGATTTGTATGTCGGTAACAGAGCCAAATATGCTGGTTTTGCAATTAACGCACCAGGGCAAACATTACGAAGTTTTAGAGGTGGGTCAGTAACTTATAAACAACATTTTGAAGAGTCTACATTTCCAACAGCAATGGCAGGAAACTGGTATGTAATCTATACAAAAGGAGGATTTATTAACAAAGACATAGCAATGGCATTTAAAAAGGTTGGCTTTAAGTAATAAAGTAGTAGTATAGTTAATAGATAATAAAATTATTTTTGCATGGCAACTGAAAGAGCAATCGACAAACTAAAGAAAGCCTTTAGTGTAGATAATAAGAGCAGTTATGAAATCTACAAAAATGGTCAGGTAGTTTTAAAAGTTTACTGGTCACCTTTAACTATTGCTGATAGAGACACAATAAATACTACTCTAATAAAAGCAAATAGAGGTCAAGAAGAAGGAAGTTTAGACTTTGCACTCCAGGTAATTATTGGTAAGGCTGAAGATGAAACTGGTAACAAGTTATTTACTGAAGGAGATAGAGCAAGTCTTAGAAGAGAAATACCAATGTCAATATTGTTAGAACTTATGACAAAAATGCAAGAGTTGGGCGAGGAGGCAACTCCTGATGCCGTAAAAAGCTGAATTAAAAAAGAATAGCTATCTCCATATGCAATTTTTTATTGCAGAAAAACTGGGTATGACATTAGTTGAGCTACGAGGCAAAATGTCTTTAGAAGAAATGTATGGCTGGAACGGATATTTCAATTACAAAACTGAGCAGGAAGAAAAAGCATACGAAGATGCAAAAAGAAAAGCTCAAACTCGCAAGGTACGCTAAACTAAACATAATGTTTTACCTAAATTAGTGGCATCTAATTACGAAGTTAATATAAAATTAAATACTAGAACTGTTAATAAGCAGCTAAATAATCTTGAAAAGCGTATATCAAAGTTAAATAAATTAGCTCAAGGTGGAAGAGCAAATAGAACTGTATTACAGAACGAAAGACATAAAATTAATATGGCATCAAAACGATTACAAATAGAAAATAGAAATTTAAGAACAAAACAAAACCAATTAAAGGTCGATAAGCAACAATTAAAAGTAGAACAGCAAACTGCTGCTGCAATAAGTAGACAAAGTAACGTAGTTAAAACAAGAGGAGGCAGACCTAGTTCAAAAATACCTTTAGGTGCTAGCTCTCCACTTAATTTTAGTCCTATGGGTCAGATGCTTCCAGGAAAAGGAAGCACGGGTGGAAGTGGTATTTTATCAGGAGCATTAATAAGTGGTGCATTTCCGTTGTTATTTGGACAAGGACCATTAGGTGCTGCTGCTGGTTTCGGTGGTGGATTGATTGGAGGAAAGTTAGGAGGACAGACGGGAGGTTTTGCTGGAGGTTTAGTTGCTACTGCATTACTAACTCAGGTACAACAAATTACAGATTCTACGGCTAAGTTAGGTCAGGCATTTAATCTCTTAACTCCTGACATTGAAGGGTTGACTACAGCTTTAGGGGTAAATGGAACAGAACGAGAAAAACAAATACAGTTACTTAAAAAGTCGGAAGGGACGCAAGCTGCATTAGCAGCCGTAACTGAGCAAATGAATCAAGCTATCGGTGCGGATGCCGTTAAAGGATTAAAAGACTTTGGAGAGGTCAGCAGACTAATAGGTAATCAGTTCCAATTATTAGGAACAAAAATGCTTGTTGCGTTACTGCCTGTTCTTAACTTGATGACTGCACCTTTCGCTGCACCAGCAAAAATAGCAGAAAGAGATAGGCTTGCAGAAATAGGAGGATCAACAGACGATCCACAATTAAAAGCTTTAGAGGCTCAATTAGCAAATGTTGGTAAAGGTACAGGAAGAGGAGGAGTTAAAAAAGCAGAACAAAAAAGGGCTGGATTCCAAGCACAAATAGATGCTAGAAAAGAAGAACTTGCGTTGTTAGGAAAAGGTTTAGAAAGGCAGACAACTATAAATATGATTGAAGATTCAAGATTGAAGAAGGTCAGACAACAAAATACTTTATTACAGGCAAAGATTGATGGTAATTATGAAGAAGTTTTATTAGCACAAGAACTTGATGCAAAGATAAAAGAAATGGTTGAGGATGGTGCAAAGATAGAAGAATTAGATATAAATAAAATTGAAAATTTGTTGAAACAAAATAATGCACTAGAAAAACAAGCAGAACAAGCTCAAAAAATAAAAGAGCAATTTAAATCATTAGGTCAATCGCTTGCTACAGATGTTGCTGATGGTTTACAAGGTCTTATTCGTGGTACATCTACGTTGAACGATATGCTCAGTAATGTAATGAATAAAATGATTGATGCTGCATTTAACATGGCATTATTTGGCAATCCAGGAGGAACATTAGGGGGAGGAGGACTTTTTGGTTCATTATTTGGTGGATTAGGTTCATTGTTTGGTGGTAGAGGGGGTGATTCTACATTTGGAACTGGGATACCAAGTGGAGCAAATTTATTACCAGGATCTTTTGGTATATCTAGTATTACAAGAGCAGCAGGAGGTCCAGTAAAAGGAGGAAGTGGTTATCTTGTTGGAGAACGTGGACCAGAAATGTTTACACCTGGAGTTTCTGGAATGATTACACCAAACCATGCTCTTGGAGGATCTACAACTGTAGTAGTTAATGTAGATGCTTCTGGATCTAACGTAGAGGGTGATGAACAGCAGGGAAGAGAACTTGGTCGTTTGATTTCAGTTGCAGTACAATCTGAATTAGTTAACCAGAAAAGACCTGGAGGAATACTTGCATAATGGCTACTTTTCCCTCTATCACTCCAAAATACGGGCAAAGAAAAAAATCGAGTCCAAATACCAGAACTGTCCGTTTTGCTGATGGTTATGAACACAGGATTCTTTTGGGTCTCGCACAACATCAAAATCCAAAAGAATTTAGTTTTACTTTTGAAGTTTCAGAAGTAGAAGCAGATGCCATAGAAGTATTTTTAGACGCTAGAGCAAACGATAGTGATAGCTTTACTTTTACACCTCCAGGGGAACCAAGTTCTTCACAGTTTGTTTGTGAAAGTTGGTCTAAGTCAATTCCCTACCTTAACAGAGCAGTTATTCAAGCAACTTTTAGGGAAGTATTTGAACCAGCATCATAATGGCAGTAAATCAAGCAGTATTTAGTGATCTTCAATCAATAAATCCATCAGCACTTATTGAATTGTTTACTCTTCAATTAGATAATGCGTTACATGGTGCGACTACTGTTTATCGTTTTCATGCTGGCAGTAATCTAAATGCAAATGGGCAAATAGTGTGGGCTGGAAACTCATATCTTAGATTTCCTATAGAAGCTAACGGATTTTCATTTCAAAAAGGTCAGCTACCTCGACCCAAATTAATAATAAGTAATGCCACAGGTTTAATTTCAGCAATACTTTTAACTGTTAATGAAACAACAGCAGGTAACGATCTTACAGGAGCTATAGTTACTAGAATAACTACTTTGGCAAAGTTTATTGATGCTGTTAACTTTGCTAACGGTCAAAACGCAACGGCTGATCCTACTGCCGAATTTCCTAGAGAAATTTATGGAATAGACCGTAAATCTTCAGAAAATAGAAATGTTGTTGAATTTGAACTTGCTGCTCCCACGGATCTTGCTGGAGTTCGGATTCCAGGCCGTCAAGCAACTCGCTCAATTTTCCCTTCCATTGGTACGTTTGCAGGATGACTTGGAAATATAAAGCATTACTTCATGCTAAACGTGAAGATCCTAAAGAGTCTTGTGGACTTTTGTTAAATATTAAAGGCAAAGAGCGATATTACCCTTGTCGTAATCTTTCGATGACAGATCACCAATGTTTTATTATCGACCCAGAAGATTATGTAAAGGCAGATAATACAGGTGAAATTGTTGGTGTTGTGCATAGTCATCCGATAACACCTCCAAATCCTAGTCAAGCGGATAAAATTAGTTGTGAAGATAGTAATTTACCTTGGTATATTGTTAACCCTAAAACAGAAGCGTGGGCATACTTAGAACCCTGCGGTTACAAACCACCTTTATTGGGTCGGCAATGGGTATGGGGAATTACTGATTGCTGGAGTTTAGTCAGAGATTGGTATAAAGAAAATAAAAATATAGAATTACGAGATTGGAAAAGACCTACTACTCCTCAAAAATTTTTAGACGATCCAATGTTTGAAAGATGTGCATGGCGAACAGGTTTTAGAGAGTTAAGAAAAGAAGAAAACTTAGAAAATGGTGATTTATTATTTATGAGTATCTTAAATCCAGGATTAAATCATGTAGCATTATTTTTCGATGGCGATGTTATTCATCATTTAACCGATAGACTATCTTGTAGAGAGCCTTACTCTGAGTGGTTGCTAAAATGTACAGGAAAGAGGTTACGCTATGCTTCGTAAGATAAAGTTGTATGGAAAATTAGCCGAGTTTGTAGGCCATAAAGAATTTGAAGTCAAAGTAGATACATTAGCTAAAGCTGTAAGTTTTTTAATACACAACTTTCCAGAAGTTGAAGCTTACATGAGTCCTAGATACTACCAAGTAAAAGTAGGCGACTATGATATAGATAAAAATGAAATTAATTACCCTATAGGACAACAGGATATTCATTTCATACCTGTAATAAGCGGATCAGGAAAAGGATTTGGAAAAATATTATTAGGTGCTGCATTAATAGGTGTTGCTATAGCATTACCAGGAGCACAATTTGGAGGATTAGGATTTAGTGCTGCTAGTGGAGGGTTTAGTTTAGCAGCAGTCGGTGGAAACATTGGTATAGCTCTCGTTTTATCTGGTGTATCTGATATGTTATTTCCATTACCTCAACAGCAATCATTTTCTTCAGAAGAAGATCCAAGATTATCGTTTAGTTTTAGTGGAGTACAAAATACTTCAAGAGCAGGAACTCCAATTCCTGTAGTTTATGGTGAAATTTTTACAGGAAGTGTTGTAATAAGTGCAGCGATTGACACTAACCAAATAGAAGCATGACCGATAACACTAAAATAATTAAAGGTTCAGGTGGTGGTGGTGGAGGTAGCCCTCCCCCTCCATATCGTGCTCCCGATTCCTTACATAGTAGAAGTTTTGCTACAGTTCAAGATTTAATCTCTGAAGGAGAGATAGAGGGCTTTGCAACAGCATCAAAAGCAGGTCTTTCTAAAGGCACTACCGCTTATAACAATGCAAGTTTAAAAGATGTGCTTCTTGACGATACCCCAATTCTTATTTCTACAGCAGATAATAGTAATCCTGCAACTACTGACTTTAACTTTCAAGACGTAACTTTTAAATCAAAGTTTGGAACGAACCCTCAAGATGCGATGAGTGGTATTCCAAATATTGATGAAAGTAGATCACCAACTGGTGTTCAAGTAGTAGTTGAGAATAGCAATGGAACTGACAGTGGAGGGATCACTGGCTCGGTTACAAGACAAATATCTAATCCAGATGTTGATGCTGTAATTGTCACTTTAACTTGGCCTCAAATACAAATATTTGAAGATAATGGCGATCTTAATGGTGATAGGGTTGATTATAAAATTCAAATTCAACATGATACAGGAGGTTATGTAGATAAAATTACTTCTTTTGTTAGCGGAAGAACAGCAGATGCTTATGCTAGAGATCACAGAATAGAACTAACTAGTGGTTACACAACTGTAGACATAAGGGTAATACGAGTTACTGCCGATAGTTCTGTATCAACAAGAGTTAATGCTTTTCAGTTTTCAAGTTACCAAGAAGTTATTGATAATAACAACACTTATCCAGATAGTGCATATGTAGCCCTTCGTTTAGACAGTAAACAATTTAATCGTATTCCTTCAAGGAAATATCGAATCAGAGGAATAAAAGTAAGAATCCCAGGAGCAGGAGCTTCTAGTTCTGGTACTCCGACTGTTGATAATGAAACTGGCAGAATAGTCTATCCCAGTGGTTATATTTTTAATGGTGTGATGGGTGCTGCTGTTTATACAAACTGCCCTGCAATGTGTTTACTAGATCTTCTTACAAATACTAGATATGGATTAGGGAATCACATAATAGACAGTAATTTAGACTTATTTAGTTTTGTCGCTGCCAGTAGATATGCTAATGAATTAGTAGATGATAAGACGGGGGCTGGTACACAAGAAGCAAGATTTAGTTGCAATGTTAATATTCAAAGCCCTAAAGAAGCTTTTGATGCCATAAATGAGCTATCTAGTGTAATGAGATGTATGCCAATATGGTCTGCTGGAAGTGTAACTATATCTCAAGATAAGCCATTAAGTGCAAGTTATGTATTTAATTTAGCCAACGTAGGAGAAAGTGGATTCAGTTACTCAGGCAGCAGTTTAAAACAACGTCATTCAGTTATTTCAGTTAGCTACTTCAACATGGATTCTAAAGAGGTTGATTTTGAAGTGGTAGAAGATGCAACAGCAATAGCAAAACTTGGAACGATTATTAAACAAGTGAAAGCATTTGCGTGTACTTCCCGTGGTCAAGCTGCAAGATTAGGAAGAGCAATTTTATTTGGCGAGCAAAATGAAAGTGAAGTTGTTAGTTTTACTACGTCAATAGACGCTGGAATTGTGGTAAGACCTGGTTCTGTTATCGAAGTAAACGATCCAGTAAGATCAGGAGCTAGAAGAGGAGGAAGGATAGTATCTGCAACCACTACAGCTATTACTATAGATGCTTTAGCCCAAACGAGCTTACCTTCTTTAGGAGACACTCCAACAATAAGTGTGATATTAAACGATGGAACGGTAGAAGTAGGTTCAATCTCAAATATTACAGGAGCAGTACTTACAGTAAATAGCGTTACTAAAATAAACGATCAAGGTGCAACAGTTACACAATCTGCATTTTCATCCGTACCTCAAGCAAACTCTCCTTATGTCCTATCAAGTGATTCTTTACAGACTCAGTTATTTAGAGTTATTGAAGTAAAAGAAGAAGATCGTATAAATTACGGAATAACAGCTTTAACTTATAACGAAAGTAAATACGGTTTCATAGATGATAATGAGCCTTTAGCTACAAGAACAGTATCTCTTTTAAATAAACCAGCAGATCCTCCTTCTAACCTAACTGTAAGTGAACAATTAGTCGTGATAAATAGGATGGCAAGAAGTAAGTTAATTGTAGATTGGCAACCTGTAGATGGTGTCACTCAGTATTTATTGAATTACAAATTTGAACAAGGTAATTTTGTATCTCAAGTTGTGTTTAGTTCTGACTTTGAACTTCTAGATGCACCAGTTGGTAACTATGTATTTGAAGTCTTTTCTTACAATGCAGCATTAACTTTATCGGCAAGACCTACAACAAAAGAATTTAATGCTGTTGGTAAATCAACTGTTCCAGGAGATGTGACTAATTTAACTATCGAGCCAGTTAATGAACAATTTGTAAGGTTAAGATTTACGCAGTCTGTTGATATTGACGTTCTACATGGTGGTCGGGTTTATGTTAGGCATACAAATCTAACAGGAGGAGCAGCAACTTTCCAAGCAGCACAAGATGTTATTGAAGCTGTTGCTGGTAATGCTACTGAAGTTATAGCTCCTGCTTTGGCTGGAACTTATCTTCTTAAATTTCAAGATGATGGCGGTAGATTTAGTAGTAATCCAGCTAGTGTAAGCCTATCAACTGTTGAAATCTTAGACTCTATAACAGTTAAAACTGATAGAGAAGATACAGACAGTACACCTTATAACGGAACAAAATCTAATGTTGTGTACGATTCAAGTCTTGGTGGGTTGAAACTTATCAATCCAGCTTCAAACGCTACTGGAACTTATGACTTTGTAGATACTCTTGATCTTGGGTCTACATTTTCACTTGTTTTAAAACGACATTTTCAAGGTATTGGATTTTACATAGGAGATGAATTTGATAATAGAACAGAATTAATTGATACTTGGACAGATTTTGACGGAACAGTAGCTCAAGAAGCTAATGCAAAAATAGCAGTTCGTACTTCTACTGATATGAGTTCTTATGGAGACTTTAATGATTTTGCAAATGGAGCATTTAAAGGTAGAGGGTTCCAATTTAGGATTACTTTAAATACTACTGACGTTGCACAAAATATGAATTTACAACAGGCTGGATATGTTGCGACTATGCCATCAAGAACTGAGCAATCTTCTGTTATAGCATCAGGTAGTGGAGCTAAAAATGTAACTTTTACTAGTCCGTTCTTTGTTGGAACTTCTGGCTTGGGTAACTTAAATAGTTTCTTACCAGCAGTAAGTGTATCTCCACAGAATATGGCAACAGGTGATTACTATGAAATAACAAATGTGTCAGGAACAGGCTTTACAGTTCATTTCAAAAACTCAAGTAATGCTAATATTAATAGGAACTTTACTTATAGTGCTGTTGGTTTTGGTAAAGGAGGTTAACATGGAGAAAAATAGTATTTAATTGTGTCTGACGTAACTAATTACACTATTGAAAATGCTTCTGGAGCGAACGTAAGAATTGACCTTAATAATCTTTTTGCTGCGATCCAATCAAGTAATTCAAAATCTACTGACTTAGCCCAAAGTCAATGTGTAGCTGGTATGCCTTTTTTAAATACCACTACAAATATTTTAAAAATAAGAAATTCAAGTAACGGTGGATTTACTGAAATAGGAAATATTAATACTGCAAATTTAGGTTTACTTGCTAAAAGCGGTGGAACAATGTCAGGCCCATTATTAATTGATAATTCAAGTAGTGCTTCAACTCCAGCATTTAGTTTTGAAGGAGATACAGATTTAGGATTATTTAGAAACACTTCAAATATTATGGGTTTTGCTTCAGGTGGTACTGAACAAATGATATTTAGTGCTGATGGAATAACTTTAAGATCACAAAACGAAATTAGATTTGGTGATAATGACAATAGCCATTATGTAGCAATCAAACCTGGAACTGTAACTTCAAACAGAACCATAACATTACCCGATCAAACAGGTACTTTAGCTTTAGTTAGTGATTTATTAACTGAAATAGGATCTCAAAATCTTACAACTTTACGTTCTTTACTTCCTGCCACAACTAATACGTTTGATTTGGGTTCATCTAGTAAAAGATGGGCTAATTTGTATGTCAATGACTTAAGCTTATCTAATAAAGGTGATGAAAATGACGTTGACATGACTTGGGGGAGCTATACTATACAGGAAGGACACGAAGATCTTTTCTTGATTAACCACAGAACAGGTAAAAAATTTAAATTTCTTTTACAGGAGGTCGATTGATGGCAATAAATACGTCAAAAGGAACTATAGACGATCCTGTTTTACAAGTTGTTAGAGCTTCAAGCGACACATTTCAATCTTTTAATACAAATACTTGGACAAGTAACCCTGTTGGAACTGTAAATATTACACCTAAAAGTACAAGCAGCATTATCTTGTTGCATTATTCTTGTTGTGTATCAGCTACAAGTGCGAATGATATAGCAATAAGAATATTAGCTAATGGCTCTGTTGTTCAAAATGCTAGTAATGGAAGAGTTTTACACGGTGCAATGCAAGCACCGACTCCTGCAAATAACTGGGGAGGTGGAAATTCTACTTGTAACTTTTGGCATGAGCCAAGTACAACGAGTCAGGTAGGTTACCAAATACAACATCGTATGCAGACACAGGGTGGTTCTACAATTTATTTCAATGGAACTGCCACGACTTCTGGAGGAGACTCTTGGGGATCTAGAAGTTTCTTAACCCTCGTTGAATACGCACAAAACTAATGGCTTGGACTACAAACGATTTTGATGGAAACGATATTTGCATACATCATGCAATGGTATCTTTAGCTCCAAATTCAATTTGGAATATATCAGATAATGATTGGTCAACTTTAGTTTGGGATAGTGGTAATTCTCAAACTCAACCGACACTTGATGAAGTTAAAGCTGAAATAACACGACTACAAGGTGTTCACGAAGCTACGGAATACCAAAGAAAAAGAAATAGAGAAAACGATGGAACGACTGAAAAATATGCAGAACTTTCTGAACAAATAGCAATGCTTTATGATGATATAATTGCTGGCAAGTTAGACTCAACTGGTTTATTTTGTACTCATAATAAAAAAGTTAAAGACGAAAACCCTAAACCTAGTTAAATATGGCAATAATTCCAGGAAAGAAAAACTTTACTGTTGATAGGAGAGCAGATTTTCCTATTAGATTGACATTTAAAGATTCAACTGGATCAGCTATAAATTTAACTGGATATACTGTGGCTGCACAAGTTTGGGAAGAAACACGCACCACGAAATATGCTGATTGGGATATAACTTATACAAATAGATCTGGTGGAATTATTGATATGAATTTAACAGATACCGCTACTGCTACTTTTACACCAAGTATTTTATTTTATGACGTATTATTAACAGAACCAAGTGGTAGCAAAAACTATTATTTAGAAGGTAAACTATTTATAAGTGAAGGTTACACAACATGAGTAATCCAAATCAAGTAGTTGTCTCACAAGTCTCAGATGTAACCACTGTTGAATTGACAACAGTAGGTCCACAAGGTCCTACATTTTCTACGACAAGTACTACTTTGAACGATTCCAACAAAGTAAACAACTCAGTAGTGTATTTTGACTCAACAAGTGGTACATTTAAAGCAGATTCAACCCGTACTGTAGAAAATTTAGTCGATGGAGGTAACTTTTAGTGGCTAACACAATTAGAATCAAAAGATCAACTGGGTCGTCTAATCCTACCTCGATGGAAAATGCCGAAGTTGCCTTCAGAGAAGGCGATGAGGTTCTAATCTATGGTACGGGTACAGGGGGAGCAGGAGGTTCAGCTACAAGTATTATCCCTATTGGTGGTAAGGGAGCATTTTTTGATAAGGCAACTACAAGAACAACAAACCATGTATTAGCTGGTGCTGCTTCTGGAAGTGCTGCTGCTCCTGCATTTAGAGCCTTAGTAAGTGATGATATTCCTTCAATAGCACATACAAAAATATCTGACTTTGATGCTGGAGTACGCACCAATACATTGGCAGAAATGGCTGCTCCTGCAAGTGCGGTAGGTCTTAACAGTCAAAAAATTACATCTTTAGCTGATCCAACTGCTGATGCTGATGCTGCAAATAAAGGATATGTAGATTCTGTTGCTCAAGGATTAGATGTAAAAGACTCCGTAAAAGTTGCAACTACAGCAAACATTACACTTTCTGGAACGCAAACTATTGATGGTGTTGCGGTTTCTGCTGATGAAAGAGTACTTGTTAAGAACCAAAACACAGCCTCAGAGAACGGACTGTATCTTTGTAAGGCAAGTACATGGACGAGGACTGATGATTTAGCTGCTGGTGCTGACGCTGCTGGAGCTTTTGCTTTTGTTGAACAAGGAACTGTTAATGCTGATAATGCGTTTGTATGTAGTTCAGACAAGGGAAGTGCAGTCACAGGGACGAATAATCTTACCTTTGTTCAGTTTTCGGGTGCTGGTCAGATAATAGCTGGCGATGGTTTACAAAAATCTGGAAATACTTTATCTACTGATCTGAAAGTTAATGGTGGTATTGTAATAAGAAGCGGAGAGCTTGCTATAAGACTTGATAGCCCAAGTATAGAAGGAACGCTTGCGATTGGAGATGGTGGAACAGGAGCTACCTCTGCTTCGGCTGCTAGAACTGCATTAGGACTAGCTATTGGAACGAATGTACAGGCTTTTGACGCACAATTAACTGATATAGCTGGATTAACTCCAACTGACAGTAACTTTATTGTTGGTAATGGATCAAACTTTGTTCTCGAATCAGGAGCTACAGCAAGAGCAAGTCTTGGAGTTGCAATAGGAAGTCAAGTACAAGCATTTGACGCTGATTTATCTAATTTATCTACTTGCCAATCTGGAGCTTCTGCTGCATTAGCTTTACTTACATCGGGCGAAGTTGAAATATTAGACGGTGCAACAGTTTCTACTGCTGAATTAAATATTCTTGATGGAGTAACTTCTACTGCAACAGAATTAAATATACTTGATGGAGTTACAGCTACAACTGCTGAATTAAACATAATTGATGGCGATACATCTGCTACTTCTACAACACTTGCAGCAGCAGATAGGTTTGTTTGTAATGACGCTGGAACTATGAAACAAGTAGCATTATCTGATTTGGTTACATTCCTAGAAAATGAAAGTGTATCAAGCTTCAATATAGATGGAGGAACATACTAAACTCTAACCATCAGGAGAAAATACAATGGCAAACACAATTAAACTAAAAAATGCAAGTGGTAGCGATCCAGGTGCTAGTGATTTAGTTGTTGGAGAAGTAGCGATAAGGACTGATAATGGTAAATTATTTACAAAAAAAGATAATGGTTCTGTAGCTGAGATCACTGGTGGAGGTGGTATTGATGACGGAGATAAGGGAGATATTACTGTCAGCAATAGCGGTGGAACTTTTACTATAGATAATGGAGTAGTTTCTACAGCAAAAATAGCCGATCAAGCTGTAGATTTAACTAAATTACCCCATGGAACTGTCCTTAATGATGGTAAGTTTTTAAGATCTAATAATGGTGCTGATCCTACATTTGAGACAATAAGTCAGTACTCTCAAAGTGCCGTTTTTTCACTTTTTGATCAAGCTTCCCCACCTGTTCAAAGAGTACTTGTAAGTGGTACTGATGTAACAATTCAAGGAAACCAAGCAACTGGTGTTAGTAAATTAGTTTTTAGAGATATAAATACAGCGTATTATCTTAAATTTAAACCTGTAAATACTTTAGCTGCTACTGTTGAATTTACTTTACCTGCTGCTGATGGATCTGCTAATCACGTTTTAAAAACTGATGGTAGTGGTGTTATGTCCTTTGGTACTATTGCAACTGCTTCCATTGCAGATGATGCGGTTACGCTTGCGAAGATGCAAAACGTAATTACAGATACTCTTATTGGAAGAACTACGAATGGAACAGGTGATCTAGAAGTATTAAGTGCATCAAGTGTTAGGGGAATAATAAATGTAGAAGATGGAGCTACTGCTGACCAGTCTGCAAGTGAGATTTTAACTCTTATTAAAACGGTAGATGGAGCAGGATCAGGTTTAGATGCCGATACTTTAGATGGTATTTCTTCAGCAAGTTTTTTAAGGTCTGATACAAATACTTTATTAAATGGCATATTAACAGTCGGTGGTTCATCAGTTAGTGGTGGTGAAGGTGGAGAAATACGATTAACTCATGCACCAAATGGTTCATTAAATGGTAATGAAGTAGTTACTGATATAAATGGCAATAATTTTAGAATTTTTGAAAGTGGAAGTAATAATCGTGGAGTTTTTATAGACCTTACGACTTGCTCTAATAGTGCTAGTGGGAAGCTGTACCATAATGGAAATGATGGGTCGGGAAGTGGGCTAGATGCTGATTTATTAGATGGTGTTCAAGGGTCGAGCTATTTAAGGTCAGATGCAAATGATACATTTACTGGCGATTTAACTATTAGTGGAAATGTATATTTTTCAGATCAGTTTAGAATCGGAGATGATGTATGGATTGAAGATTATGACGCTGCAAATGCTTTTAGAGTAAAAGGTAATCAAGATAGTAATAAAGGTTTTATTGCTTTTGGTTCACAAACAAAAAAACTAGGTTGTGATGGTGCTTCAGCAGCTTTAACTTATGACGGCAACGAAGTTGTAACGCAAAACTCAAACTTAAACGCATCTAATATTTCTTCTGGAACGATTGCAGCAGCTAGGGTTGGAGATATTTCTGGAAACGCTGCAAGTGCTGACACTTTAGATGTATCAAATTCAAGCACTAATAGTACATTTTATCCAACTTTTGTAGATAATAATGGGTCTGGAAAAACATTTTTTATTGATAATGGTTCAGGTTTAACTTTTAATCCTTCTACAAACGTATTGACTGCTGGAACATTTAGTGGCTCTGGTGCGTCACTAACTAACGTCAATGCAACGACTTTAGATTCGATAGATAGCGGTAGTTTTGTAAGGTCAGATGCAAGCGATACTTTAACAGGAAGTACTTATACAATTGATTCAAGTACAGATCAAAAATTAGTATTAAAAGGTTCTAGTAACCCTTATATAATGTTGCGAGAAGGTTCAGTAGATAAAGCATATTTTCAGTGGAACGCTAGTGGACATATTGACATTGTTAATAATGAAACGGCAGAGACTGTAAGAATTGGAAGTGGCACAAGCGGTTTAAAATTTTTGGAAGGTAGTACTATCTATACTGTTTGGCACTCTGGTAATGATGGAGCATCTAGTGGGCTAGATTCAGACTTCCTTGATGGTCAACACGGTTCTTATTACATAAATTATAATAATCTAACTAACAAGCCAACTATCCCCACCAATAATAATCAGTTAACAAATGGTGCTGGATACATTACCTCTTCATCTGCTGGTATTCCAGCATCGGGCGGTACATTTACAGGGGATATTGGAGTAAGTGGTGGAGCAGGGGCTTTAACTGTTAATGCCAATAGCGATATTAGACTTACAAATGGAAACTGGACAGGAGAATCTACAAAAATACAACATCACAGTAATGTCCTTTACGTACAAGGAGGTTCTAGCGGAATTTATTTTAGAGCTCAAGACGGAACAAACAGATGGGCAATAAATAGTAGCGGAAATCTTTTAACCCCAGATCATAATGGAAGTTATGATATAGGCTCATCATCACGCAGAGTTAGAAATATATATGTGAATGATATGCACTTTGCTAACTCAACAGAGAATCCAAACAAGGTCGATGGCACTTGGGGCGATTGGACATTGCAAGAGGGAGAAGATCAAATTTATATGTTAAATAACAGAAATGGCAAAAAATATTCTATGAACTTAACCGAAATTGTTTAAATTTTAAAAATTGGTACAATAAAAAGAAAAAACTATGCAAGCTATTACAGAAAAACAAATTCTTGAATGGAAAGAAGAACTAGATAAACAAGTAAAGATGAGAGATCATGCACAAAAAGTACTTGATGAGTCAAATGCAAATATTAAGGCTTTGTCGGGCGGTATTCAGTTTGGGGAGATGTTGTTGAAAAAGAACGAGTCATCAGACCAGCAATCAGATAAAGTGGAGCCAAACCCACAATCAAAAACAAGCACCATCAAAGAAATAGGTGCTAATGCTTTTAAAAACGCTTCTTTCCACATAAAACTATGTTCCAAAAAATTGCTAATGTTTTGAGTATTATCTCTTTCCTTATGGTAACTTCTGTCATCGGTGGAGGGTACTTTGGTTATAAGTATGTAACGTCAGAACAGTTTCAAACAAAGATGATGAATAAAGTTCTTGGAGGAGTTGGAGATATGATGCCTAAAGTATTAGATGAAGGCTTACCTGAAATGGTACAGCCATCAATGGATATACCAGATGGTTTCGGCATCTAATGAATTGTTATTGGTGCGGTACAGAATTAATCATAGGTGGTGATATTGATATTGAAGATGGAATGAATGGTTATCCTGAGTTTTCGGTGATGACTAATTTATCTTGTCCTAAATGCCATGCAGAAGTAGAAGTTCTTAAAAAAAGAGATGCCTTCGATTGAAATACCTGATATAAGTATTCGTGAAATTTATATACCAGACGTTCCAGAAATATATACTCCTCATTACATAACTATTACTAAACCACCTGATATTGATGTGGTTGGTTGTACTTATCAGCATCGAGACATAAAGAATACTGGTAATCGTAATCTGTTATTAGAAGATCCTAATGGAGTGTTTACTACTTGTGATTTTCCCTTTCCTAGTTTTGTACCGCTTGATTATTCCCCAGAAAACTTAGTGATTGCAGAAGAAGTTCCGATGAATAATGCTACTCCTGATCTTCCTAAGACTGAACAAGCTGAGATACCAAAGATCCCAGAAGATAAACCACCAACTTTAGAACCCTGTCCTGGTAAATCAAATCAGAGGGTTGGAGACTTTCGTAACGAAAAACGATTGGAACGTGCCATCGGACATAAAAGAGGTGATGATGGGATTGAGTGCATCACTATCTATGAAAACGTTCCGTTTAAAGATCAGTACATTCCAGAAGTTTCTACTCTTGTATCTACTGTTGTTATCGGCTTGGTCGCTGCCAGTAGTCCATTACTTCTTAACGCAGTCAAACCTTTAGTAAAACAGGTCGTAAAAAAGCTGACAAAAAAGAAAGATAAGATAGAATAAAAGAACCCTATTTTTCTGGCGATGGATAGGGTGTCTAGGTAGGCAAGTTCACCCGTACTTGTCTACTGCTTTAATTTATGAGTATGTGGGATAACTTGGTTTGGTGGAACAGTAACTACAATATCTTCACAAGTAACAGCACTAGGGGTATTAGGCTTAAAGGTAACACCTAATTTCGCTTGCTCCGAGCAAATCTGAAGTCTATGTAAACTGATCTCCATTTTAGTTTTCTTAATCAATAATTGTTGAGCTTCTATATTTACTTCTGCTGCTCTATGACATAACTCTCCACCTCTACCCAAAGGAATATTGAACTGCATAGAAATACCATAATTTAAGTTATAGTTATCTTTTTCAAACCTTGGTGTTTTTTGAATGTATTTAACTTCTCCTGTGTCCTCGTCATAAATTTCTTGAAAAGTAAATTGTTCTTTGGGTCGATTAAATGACCAAGAATCTGTTAGATAGGGAGTGATTGTCATGCTTGGGGAAGTACAGGTAATTCCCTGCGAATATCTATTTTGTGGCAATGAAGAAGGAGTTATCATTGTTGCGTTATTATTTACTACACCCTGTGCTGTACTGTTAGGAGAAGCTACTGTCGTATTAGCCAAAACCCTTGCAGGGCAAAGGATTAAAGCTATTGCCCAAATGTAGTTGTAGTTTCTACGGTTGTGCTTGTATTTATTTGACGAGTTATGGTTGTTGTCGTATCCAGCCCTGGAGTGATTAGCGTTTCTTGTAGAGAGAAGGCTGAACCTGGGGTTGCAATTTTCCATCTTGGAACGGCCTCTAAGTTTGGTGAAGTCCAACTAAAATTTACTCCTCCAACTGTTTGTTCTGTAAGAGTTGTAGCGGTGGGATTAATGTATCCGTTAACATCAGAACTCTCGATATTATGTCCGCTTGCTGAGTAGCTATAGCCAGTTCTGTATTGATGAGATGTGATAGTTTCATTTATTACTGACTCAGAAGAACTTGAAGTTGTACTAGACCCTGAACGAAATTGTGGAACGACAGGTACAGCAAGAGTTCTTATAGGTAATACTAATAAAACTAACCAAAAAAGTCTAGTCAATGGTAA